TTAAGCCAGTAGTTAAAGAGATTGCAAAAGTACCAAAGACTATAATTGAAGTTGGTGCTGATATAGTAGAACCATTGGAAAAACCAGTTAAGAAGATTGTAAGTGAAGTCAAGGACTTACTAAAAGATATAGAAAAGAAACTGGTTGAGCCATTGGAAAGACCTGTCAAGAAAGTTATTAATGTGGTTGAGAAGATTGATGCTGACATTGTTGAGCCATTAGAGAGACCAGTTAAGAAGTTAACCAAGGAAGTTGTTGAAACTGTAACAGGAACAGAGAAGCCTGAAGTAACTCCAGTTATAACTCCTGAAGTTACACCAGAGGTTGTTGAAGATGAGAAGCCACCTATTATGACAAGGTATGCCACCAGAGGAAAAAGATCAGGTCAGGCTGGTACAATCATGGAAGGCTATGGCGTAATACAAAGAAAGAAATCAGGAAGAGCCGTAACATAGGAGATAGCAATGTCATTTCTAAAACCAAAAGTATATGTTCCACCACCACCACCAGTTCCAGAGGAACCTGCTAAAGCCGATTACGAAAAGGCTGCTGCGTTAGCTGGAGAAGCTGAAGCAACAGAAAGAAAGAAGCGTAGAGGTCGTGGCAGTACAATAGTTGCTGGACAACTAGGCGAAACATCTACCAGCATGGGCAGCACAGGTGGTACACCAACTTTATTAGGATAGAGCTATGATGAATGTCAAAGATATAGTTGCTAGATTTCAACACGTTGAAGGTCAGCGAGATAACTGGAATAACTATTACCAGGAGTTAGCTGATTATATGCTGCCAAGAAAGGCAGACATAGTTAAGAAGAGAAGTCGTGGTGAAAAGAGAATGGAGCTTATCTTTGATGGCACAGCTTTACAGGCAGTTGATTTGTTATCATCTAGTTTACATGGGATGCTGACATCAGGTGCTACACCTTGGTTTCACTTGACAATGAAAGATGAGGAGCTAGGTAGAGACGAAGAGGTGCAGAGGTGGTTAGAGGATTCATCACAAAGGATGATGCGTGCTTTTACCATGTCGAACTTTGAAACCGAAGTCCATGAGATGTATGTTGACCTAGTTGTGTTTGGTACTGGCTGTATGTTTGTTGAGATGGATGACAAGACATTACGTTTTAGTACAAGACATATATCTGAGTTTTACGTTACAGAAGACCAGTATGGTATAGTTGACACTGTTTTTAGAAAGTATGAGATACCAGCAAGACAAGCTGTACAAAGATTTGGCATTGAGAATGTGGGTACTTTTATTGCTAGGACATTTGAGAAGAAGCCTGATGAGAATGTAGATCTTCTTCATGTTGTGATGCCTAGGAAAGACAGGGATCCTACGAAAAGAGATAATAAGAATATGCCGTTTGCATCTATGTATATTTGCATGGAGACAAAGATGGTATTGGCAGAGAGTGGTTTCCAAGAACTGCCTTACCTTGTACCAAGCTTCTTGAAGGCAACTGGAGAAGTGATGGGGAGATCTCCAGCAATGGTTGCGTTGCCAGATGTTAAGATGATAAATCTTATGTCTAAAACAATCATACAAGCGGCACAAAAAATGATAGATCCTCCACTACTAGTGCCTGATGATGGGTTTTTGCTCCCTATAAGAACCCAGCCTGGGGGTCTCAACTTTTACAGATCAGGTTCCAGGGATACGATAACACCATTACAAACTGGTGCGAATATACCTATTGGACTGAATATGGAAGAACAGCGAAGAGCAGCAATTCGTACTGCGTTCTTCGTTGACCAACTATTAAGTGGCAATCAGCCTAATATGACAGCCACTGAGGTTATACAAAGGCAGGAAGAAAGAATGAGAGTGATAGGTCCTGTTCTTGGTAGATTGATGAATGAGATGTTAAGACCTTTGATTGACAGGGCGTTTGCTTTGATGTTGCGTGCTGATATGCTTGCTATACCACCAGAGGTATTGCAGGGAAGAGATATAGATATTGAATATGTATCACCACTTGCTAGGGCACAAAAGTCTAGCTCTGTGAATGGCGTGATGAGAGCATTAGAGATATTGATGCCGTTGTCACAACAGTTACCAGAAGGAGATCATATTGACCCTGATGGATTGGTTACCTATTTAACAGAAACATTAGGTGTTCCAAAGAAGATACTAAAACCTCAATCAGTTATTGATGAGGAAAGAGAACAGCGTGCAATGATGCAGCAAGAGCAGATGGAAAGACAAATGGAGCAAGAAGATGTTGCTACAGTCGGTCAAGCTGCACAAGCTGTAAGAATGGTTGGTGCAAATGAATGACCAGATAGCACAGTTAAAGATAATGTATAAGGATACATTTAACGATAATGCTGGTAAAAAAGTTTTGGAGGATTTGGAGTTACGTTGTAATTGGCGTGCTTCAAGTTATGTAGCTGGAGATGCCAATGCTACAGCCTTTGAAGAAGGTAAAAGGGCAGTAATACTACACATATACAATATGATGAAAGAGGAGTAAAAATGTCAGAACAAGTTGCTGAACAGGTAGCCGAACCAGTACAGCCTTCAGTGTTGGAAACACCAGCCGAGGTTGCACAAGGTGGGTCTGGTAACAGTTTCATGGAAATGATACCAGAGGAATTAAGGGAGCATCCAAGTTTATCACCAATTAAAGACGTTGGTAATTTAGCTAGGAGTTATGTAAACGCACAGAGATTGATTGGCAGTGATAAGATTCCATTGCCAAAGAATCCAACAGACGAAGATTTAGATAACATTTACAGTAGGTTAGGTAGACCAGAGACACCTGATGGTTATGAGTTGCCTGTTGATGGTAATGTTATTACTGAAGATATAGCTGCACAATATGCAGATATTGCTCATAGTCTAAGACTTACACCACAACAAGCACAAGGTGTATTGGACTATTACAAAAGTTCAGTGTCGCAAAGCACAGAAGCTATGCAAGCTCAAGCAGAGCAGCAAGCTGAAGCGACGGCAGCAGAACTACAAAGAGAGTGGGGTGCTGCTTTTGAGCAAAAGGTAACGGCTGCAAAAGAAGTTGTCGATCAGTTTGGTGGCAGCGATTTGCTACAGATGAAGCTAGAAGATGGCACATTGATTGGCAATCATCCTGCATTTATCAAAGCCTTTGCTGCTATGGGTGAGTTCAAGTCTACTGTAACAAGCGAAGATACTGTATCTGAAAACGCTGTTAATAGACAGTACACACCACAAATGGCACAACAAGAAGTTGACGCAATTATGAACGACAAATCACACGCCTATTGGAATAGAAAGGATCCTATAGGAAGACAACGTGCAGTTGATCGTATGCAAGAATTGATGGGTTATATTCATGGTGGATGAATTAACACCTGACCAACAGATTCGTTTGGAATGTTTACGGCTTGCAGTTGAATTTGGTACGCAAAGAGATATGTTGCATCCAGAGAAACTTGCTGATATATATTACGAATGGATGATGAAGGGTAGCTTGGCAACAAGTCCTCAAGACAATCGGATAGACGATAGCCTGAAGTCGGCTCAAAAAACTAGGAGTGTCCGTAAAGGGTAGCACGCTGCAAATAAAATCAAATGTAACTTTTACTAAGGAGACTTAAATGTCAACACAAGTAACTACAGCGTTTGTTCAACAGTATTCTGCTAACGTGCAGATGCTATCTCAACAGATGGGAAGCCGTCTAAGAGATGCAGTTCGTGTAGAGAATATCGTTGGAAAGAACGCTTTTTTCGACTAGGTAGGCGTTGCTACTGCTCAGTTGCGTACCACTCGCCATGCCGACACACCTCAGATGGACACACCTCACGCAAGAAGAAGGGTGAGTTTAGCTGACTATGAGTACGCTGATTTAATTGATGACCAAGATAAGGTTAGAATGTTAATCGATCCTACATCTTCTTATGCAATGGCTGCTGCTGCTGCAATGGGAAGAGCAATGGATGACGTTATCATCTCTGCTGCACTTGGTACAGCTTTTACAGGCGAAACAGGCTCAACATCTACTTCATTTGCTGCTGCTAATCAGATTGCAGATGGTAGTGCCGATATGTCTATTGCTAAGTTAATTCAAGCTAAAAAGATTTTAGATTTAGCTGACGTTGACCCTTCAATACCAAGATATATTGCTGTTGGACCAAATCAGATTGAAGCTCTATTAAACACAACATCAGTAACAAGTTCT